CGTTTTAAGATGGGATGGGATGGGGGGTATGTAGAATTTTTTCCAACTTTCAGACGGCGAAGACTAACGAGTGAAGGGAGACATCGTGGAGATCAGAGACCGGATCAAAGAGTTGAGGAAGGTGAAAGCGTCGGAGTTATTGCCCAATCCTAGAAACTGGAGGAAGCATCCTGATGCCCAGGCTAATGCGTTGAGGGGTACGTTGTCCGAGATAGGATATGCAGATGCGTTGATAGCGTATGAAACACCTGGGGGGTTGATGCTTATTGACGGGCATTTGAGGGCTGAGACAACGCCAGAGATGGAAGTTCCAGTGCTAATAACAGACCTTGATGAATCAGAGGCGAATAAACTCCTGGCAACGCTCGATCCTTTGTCAGGAATGGCTGAAGCTGATACGGATATGTTACGCATTTTGCGTGAGTCTGTAGATATAGAAAACCAGGCATTGATGGACATGATCCTGGACATTGAATCCACTGGCGGTGTTTCTGACATACTCGACAGCATGAACGAAGGGCTAACCGATCCAGACGCTGTACCAGAGGAACCGAAGGTTCCCTGGGTACAGTCTGGCGACCTGTTCCAATTGGGGGATCATCGGTTGTTATGTGGGGATAGCACAGATGCCGAAGATGTATCAATGTTTATGGGAGACAGGAAGATTGATATGGTATTTACAGACCCTCCCTACAACGTGGATTATTCCAGTAAAAATGAACTACTAAATTTGTGGGGCAAGGGGAATAAAATACAATCTCCTATTACTGGTGACCATATAACTGCTAAAGAATATGCTGAGTTTTGCCAATCCTTTTATCTTGCGCTTGAGCCGTATATGGCTAGGGTGAATAGTATCTATATTTGCGGAAACTATGAAAGCCTTATTCCATACTACAAGTTGAGCAAATTGAAAATCAGCAATATGCTTGTCTGGGTCAAGAGTTCAATAGTGATTGGAAGGATGGACTATCAAAACAAGCATGAGTTCATTCTGTACGGATGGTATGGAACGCATAGATGGTACTCCGACAGAAAGCAGTCTACTGTTTGGGAATTTCCGAAACCTAGTTCTTCCAAATTGCATCCCACAATGAAGCCTGTTGAGTTGGTTGAAAGAGCCATCATAAATTCCAGTAATTTAGAAAGCCTTGTTTATGATGGCTTTTCTGGCTCTGGAACGACCATTATTGCTTCTGAGAGATTGGGGCGTACCTGTTATGCGATGGAGATAGAGCCGAAGTATGTCCAGGTGGCGATTGAACGATGGGAACAATACACAGGAGAGAAAGCGGTGAAGTTGTGAACCGATCAAGCATAACGTTACAATCTGCAAAAGAACTCTGGAACGATGAAACCAACAAGTGGGAACCGTTGCCGCACCAGGTAGCACCAGGGGGCGAATGGGACGTCTGGTTGCTTCTGGGAGGACGTGGCTCGGGTAAGACGATGGCAGGAACCCATTTCGTTCTGGATCATTTGAGGCAGTACGGGAAGAAGGCAAGAGTTGGCATCGGCGCACCTACGATCGCCGACGCCAGGGACGTTTGCGCAGAGGGGGTCACGGGTTTAATCAGCCTTGCACCAGATGAGTTCAAGTACAACCGTTCAATCGGAGAAGCCCACCATATCGACGGCGGATATGTGAAGTTTATGGGGTCTGAAGAACCCGCCAGGTGGAACGGACCGCAATGGAGCCTTCTTTGGGCTGACGAGTTAGCGTTATGGAATGAGCAGTCATGGCACCAGGCGCAGTTCGGTTTGCGCCTTGGTGAACATCCGAAAGCGATCGTAACGACAACGCCGAAGAACAGGGATTTCGTCAGGACATTGTCAGAACTTGAATCGACCTCCACGGTGCGGGCGACAACCTACGATAACACGAACCTCTCAGAAGCTGTGAAGGAAAGGCTCCGTCAGCAATACGGGGGGACCCGTATTGGCAGACAGGAGATCATGGCTGAATGGCTCGACGATGTACCAGGTGCGTTGTGGCAGTGGTCAATGATTCATACCGTACAGCACAACGAGATCCCTGACATGGAGAGGATAGTGGTTGCGATTGATCCCGCTGTCACGAATACGAAGGACTCAGACGAGACTGGGATTATTGTCGTCGGGCGTGGCGAGGACGGGATGTTTTACATCATGGCAGATTACAGCGGGAAATATTCGCCCGACCAGTGGGCGGCAAAGGCGATTGATGCCTTTGATATCCATAAAGCCGACAGGATCATCGGGGAATCTAATAACGGCGGCGACATGGTGGAACATACTTTGCGGACTATCAGCACCACGATCCCCTTTACCAAAGTACACGCAAGCAGGGGGAAACGTATGAGGGCGGAACCGATTGCGGCGTTATATGAGCAGCAGAAAGTTTTCCATGCCCCGAATCTCCCACTGCTTGAAGAGCAGATGGTGTCATGGACGCCAGATGCTCCATCAAGCCCTGACAGGCTTGACGCCCTGGTCTGGGGTATGACCGATTTATCAATAAAGGGGCGTCCGAATATAAGGTGGATGACATTATGAGTATATTCCCGAAACTGCGGTGGAGAACTAGCAAAGAGTTGAAGCGGCAGGCATTGCCGATATTGATTGAAGTGTTCGGCATCGGTATGATAGTCGGCGGGTTATGGTTCCTGAATCCGATAGTTTCAGTCATCGTCCTGGGCATTGTACTGGTAGTCATAGCACAAGGAATTGCCATTGGGAGGGATAACAGCACATGACTTTACTTGGAAGATCGATTCAAAACATGTTCAAAGCAAACACTGAAAGACCGCCCCAGTCACTCGCATCAGGAACGAACCTTACAGGGGTCGGGGGAGGAATAGGTGTTCCGAACCAGGTATCTCAACTGGGATCTCTCACAACGACATCCTGGCTCTTTGCCGTAGTGGACAGGATAGCTGCATCAGCGGCGGCAACTCCCTGGGGGCTTTTCAGGGCAATGCCCGACGGTCAGTCGAGAAGCGTTCCCAAGCACCCTATCATGGACTTATGGCAAGCGGTGAACCCATTTTATACAAGACACGAATTTATTGAAACCAGTATTCAGCATTTCGAGCTTACTGGGGAAATCTGGTGGTTGATTGTAAGAAACAGGGGTGGCAGACCTGTTGAGCTATGGAACATCAGACCCGACAGAATACGCCCCGTTCCGCATACCAGTGATTTCGTTGCAGGTTATGTTTATTCGATAGGACAGACCCAGATACCACTTGAACGCAAAGACGTTATCTTTATCAGACGACCCTCACCTCTTGACCCCTACCGAGGCATCGGTACGGTTCAATCAATGATGATGGATCTGGGAGCCGAACAGATGGCAGCCCAGTGGACACGTAACTTCTTCAGTAACGGTGCGATGCCTGGCGGCATCCTGCAATTCGACGAAGGGTTATCGGATCAGGATTTCGAAAGACTGGTGACGAGATGGGGCGAACAGCACCAGGGCGTTGCCAATGCTCACAGGGTTGCGATCCTTGAACGTGGGCAATGGGTGGATCGTAAGTTCTCACAACGTGACATGCAGATGAACGATCTGCGCAGGGTCAACCGTGACATTATCTTTGGAGCTTTCGGGGTTCCGGCTTCGGTTATGGGAGTAACCGAATCAGTGAACCGAGCTAACGCCGAAGCGGGGGATGTCCTGTTCGGACGATGGATATTGAAGCCACGGTTGGAACGCATCAAGCAAGCCCTGAATGAACGCCTGGTGCATATGATGGATAAAACCCTGTTCCTTGATTATGTCGATCCGACCCCAGAGAATCGGGAGTTGCACCTGAATATCGCAGAACGTGGATATAAGGGGGGTTTCCTGACACGCAATGAATCCCGTGGGTTGTTGGGATACGGCGAAGCCGATGAGGGCGGCAATGAATACCTCGCCCCGTCTGGCGGTGGCGGATTGTTAGGTCTTGCGGTTGAAGAGGTGGTTTCCAAGGCGGCGAGCGATATCAGGGACGACGAAATCAACGAAGAAGAAGACCAGATGGAAACCAAGTGGGAAGGGCGATTGAGGCAAGAACGGAATAACCTGATTAAATATCTGGAAGAGGTTAGCTGATGGATCTGATCACAAAACTGGAAGGGTCTGACGTTGATGGATACGAATGGAGATGGATTGCCAAGTACGAGGACGAGATCGTCGAGGAACTGACCAAGGCATATTCTTCGGCATTTGTTCTGGAGATGCCAGGGATACCATTCGAAAGCGTTCAGCAACGGGCGGCACTATGGGCGAAAACGAAAGCCGCCGATTTGATAGTTGGGGTCGAGGAGGTTACCCGCCAGAGGGTCAGGGATATCGTTTCGGCGAATGTTCTGGAAGGTGCATCCGTCCAGAACACGACGAAACAGATCAGGGATGATTATATCTTCAGCAAACAGAGGGCAAGAGTGGTTGCACGTACCGAAACAGCGTTCGCACTGGGGCAAGGTCAGAAGGGTGCCGCCATAGCCCAGGGCAGAGACGAGAAGCGGTGGACGACTTCTGGGGATATAGACGACGTATGCCTTGAGAATGAAGCGGCGGGATGGCTCGCAATAGCTGATCCATTCCCGTCAGGTCACGATACAGTACCCGCTCACCCGAACTGCCGTTGCGTGGTGCGATATAGAACGAAGGAAATCCATGACGAGGAGACGAGGATTGCAGACTTTCGATGCGTGGGTTGCAATAGATTGCTCGGTCGCCAGGTAGTAGCAGGCACGAGGATCATGTGCAGACATTGCAAGGCTGAAAGA